GCATCCATTTTGTCTTTTTGTCTATATATTGTGCACGGTTCGTCCATCGCTTTGCCCATCTTTAATATTCGACTGGGCAATGGAGTCCATATAGCTTGAAAAGGTACTTGGGTTGGAAAAAAGTTGGGGCGCTTCGGATTGGCTGGAAGCCAGATCCCTTTTAAAAAGGTTCCTTCATAGAATGAATTGTGGAACTTTATCTTACAATCAAATCCGAGATGGTCTTTGAAAAAGGTTTCCAAAGCTAACTTGTCAGGACCGACAGCTTCTATGGCAATCACCCATGAAGTGGCATTGTTCATGCTATTGCCGTCACTAGTATCTGGACCGCCGGTGGCTCTGGAGGGACATTCTCTCCGGTCAATTTTGATCTTTTGAGCCACGTCTTTGGTGTAGAAGATGAGTCGATTTGTGTGCATAGACATAAGCCAAGCCAAGGCGTCAGTAGGAACGCCTAAGCGTGCCATAACTCTTGGCTCGAATTGCAATGGACCATAGCTTTGAGATTGATCGAACATACGGAAGTCGCCTTCAATAATCCAGCTTCTTCCTAATTCGTCCCAAATGACTAAATATGAATCATCTCCTCCTACCAAAATATGCATTGTTTTCTTTTTTGGTACCAAAACCAAATTAGCCCATTCAGACAAGCCCAAATCGGTCAAGGCACCTCCATAAACTACATCAATGTCCCATCCTTTGTAAACTTTGGTGGCATTGTGCATCTTCCATTGGAGTTTTAATCTTTTGGAGGCTTCGTATATGAAAGGGCCTATCATGACTTGTACTTCTTCTGGTATATTGGACAAGGGTCGTGGTTTAAGTTCCATCATGCCGTTCGTGTTTCTAAATAGCACTTCGTTCTTCTTAACTTCCATCTTAATGGTGTAATTCATTTCAATGAACTGGGGACCTTCGCGCTTAAACCGTTCCACGCACCTTTGATATTTGAGGTACTTGCTCATGACGTCTCTGTGATGTTCCAACCATGGACCTACCAATTCTTCCCACTGCATGGGTAATTCTTGGTAAACCAGGATGGGAGCTTTGTCCCATGCTGTTTGTGGTATGAAAGGATCGCTTGGAGTGTCAGCTAATGTTCTGCAATGTGCTGTTGTGAGAATGGTTTCAACAGACCTATCTGGTCTATAAA